ACAATAGCATGATCGGTGATTAATGTATTGAAAATAATTATTGACATGTTTATGTCAATTCATGTTTCAAAGGTTCAAATTTAAACTCATGGTAACACTCACGACATTTCCATTTTGCCAACATACGTTGATCAATAAGTTGAATCTGATTAGAACGGCAGACGGGACATTTTTGATGAAATGCCCTTGTGAGGAAATCCCGTCTTGCCTGTAACATATGTGCCATATCCATCATGGCATGAAAGTTATGCATCATTCGTGCTTGTCTCATTAAAACTCCACCCAAGGAGTACCCACAATGATCACCTTAAGTCCAAGTGATTGCCATTGACGCACAACTTGAGGACGATCATCGATAACACATTCCACATTGTAATATGGTGCTACACAATCCCAAAACAATTCATTCTTGACGATAGAATCCTTACGCATGTCTTGAGCAGAACGCATAAACATTGCTGAATATGGAACATCATACTTTTCCAACCAATCCTCTGTTTTTGCACGACTTACAGAATCACGACCAGACATAATGATGATTTCATACCCTTGCATGTAAAATCCGCGCACGATAGCATACACAGCAGGATCAAGTGTATCTTCATCAACACGCATCCATTCAAACGCACTACGACCACTCATATGTGCAAGAGTACCATCAAGATCAACCATGATTGCTTTGCGAGTCCCTGCTACAGGCACATATTTTTTATTCACCATAATCATGTCTTGATATTGCATCCATTGTTTGTAGATCACTTGATGACCAACACCGTCAGGACGAGCAGCGTCACGCTTCCATGCTTCCTCAAGTGTAACATCAAACACCTTGATAGTAATATCATCACGAGCAATACAATAATCAGAAACCATCTTGTTAATCATTGCATCAAGACGATTCTGATTGAGGTTTGTATCTGCACATATGATAGTTTCATAATTGGATTTAACTCCAGAAGCAAACTCTTCCCACCAATTTTGATTGACAAGATTTTCATCCTTGCCAAATTTCCACACCTTCCAGATATTGGTAGGTTTGCTATGTTGATGATACCCCTTTGCATCACGATCAATAAGAATACGATGACGCAACCAATCACGGCACACAATACGAGTGCCAACTGGATTCTTCGCATATTCCATATCAGCAAATGTGGATTTGCCAGAGCAGGAAATTCCAACAGTGATAATAACTTTAGTCATTTTCAACTTTCATAAATTCTTTCAACAACGAGATTTTCTGAGTCATTGTTGATTCGTTAAAGGCATGCACCACATGACCACCATTCTTTCGTGCCTTGAATAATACACCAGAAAATGGCAGATCTTTCACTTTCATCGCAAAATCTTTTTGTAGTTCGATATCACGAGATTCATCATACGCAAGAGTCATTTGCTCCAACATTTGTTCTAGTGCATCGACCAAAGGTTGAAACAAAAAGCGTTCGCCTTCGAATACAGTTAAATATTCTTCATGCTCATTCAACATAACCAACTCTGCAATATTATTAAATGTAGGAGCACCATTACCACGCAAACGATGCAATGCCACATAAGCAGGAGACTTGATTTTAACACGATTGCCGGTTACATTGCAACGAACAACATACCCTTCTTCAGTCGAAGGCAGATCATGCACTGCATTCAAACAGTCTTCAGCAGATGACAATTGATACACTTTAGGCAAACGAACATTCATGCCATATTTCAACATCAAATTACACCAATCTTGCAAACCAGAATAATGTGCTTCAATTCCTGTAAGATTAGAAATCACTGCAAGCAACACGACCATAGAATCAAGATAACGAGTAACGATACGGTTTTCTGGACCAATGTATTCCATGACATAGGTGCATGACTTGTGAAACTCAATTGAATTCATACACGACTGAAATTCATCTTCAGTGAAATGCATTGCCTTCAAAATCCACTCACGAAAAGTACCACCATCTGCCAATGAGAATACATGATTCACTTCAGCATATGCAGAACCACGAGTACCTATTTCCCATCGTTCAGTCTTGTTGCAGAAATATACCTTAACGAGTGAACCGTCGCACTTTTCGTAAACCCGAACATCATCAAAAGAAAAAGTTTCTCGCGTGTCGGATTCGCCATAGTTGAAAAAGCGAGTAAAAGGACGGCAAACAATTTCAAAATTTTCATTGAGAATTAGACCTCGACATTCATTCACGACAGGATGATTTTTCGGAGATTCAATTTGATTGTAGTTCAATACACGAAGACCATTGTCGTATTCCTTCACGACAATTGCGAGTTCGTCTGTTAGTGCTTGCCAACCCTTTTCTTGTAGAAACTTTTGAACATTCATAATTTAAACCTCACAATATTTTGGTGCTCGAAGCGGGAGTCGAACCCGCATGACTTGCGTCGACGGATTTTAAGTCCGTTGTGTATACCAGTTCCACCATTCGAGCATAATCTTATTTATACAATTCAATCCAATTGACCTTCGATGCATCGTAACTATCATAGTTACGAATCTTGGAAGAACGAATCCCTTTACTATCTGAGTAACGCAATTTCATAGTGATGCCCCTTAGACCAAGGGCATTGTACAACACGGTCATGTCGCAGTCTTCTTCCAGATATGCGAACCCTTTACGCATATATGAATAATGTGAAATCTTTTCTGCAATTCCCAACTTGTGAAGTTCTTTTAGGGAGATCTTTGCCCAACCATGACCACCGTCAGAAGTGAAATTGTAGAATTTGTCTTTCATGATGTTTTCCCGTTGCGTTAAGTCGATGTGTGCATTATAATGATACATCAATTTTTGTCAATAACATTTGTAACTTATTGATTCTTCAACTCTTCTTCAATATAAGTTTTCACAGATTTCGTAGGTTTCCAACCAAGACCCATTATCTTATCGATATGTAATTCTGAATTCATTCTATTCCCCATTCTAGCAGGAATCATTTCTATATCACCACCAACCATTTTTGCTATTTCCATAACAGTAAATTTTTCTTGATTTCCTATACCATAATTATCTCCATGCCCTCGATCACCAACAAGAATCAATCCAGACACTATGTCATCGACATGTGTGAAATTTCGTTCTTGTGACCCAGGAGAAACAATTGTAAGAGGCATTCCGTTTCTATGCTTTTCTAAAAATGTTGCAATTAATGTTGCATATTTTCCAGTAGATATTTCATTCTTACCATACACATTGTAAAAATAGGTAATGGCATAGTCGAGACCAAACCAATCCCCATAGTTCATTATGAGTTGTGTGTTGGATACTTTTGTCCAAGAATACGGAGATTGATTTGCTCCCATATCATCATTGGAAAACTTGGTGCTAGACCCTGCATATATTAACTTTGCATTGATCTTTCGTGCAAATTCAAGAACTGCAAATGTTCCAGTTTTATTTGATTTCCATAACGTATCCATATCATGGAAGGATTGTTCAACACGAGAGTATTCACCTAAATGATATATGATATCTGGTGTGTATCTAAGGTCATTGATATCAGTTGTATCTGACGTGATATACCAGACTCCATCAACATGATTGTTTCTTGATCCAGTAGAATAATTATCGATAGACCAAACTTCATTTCCTTGTTTTACCAATGCATCACAGAGGTTAGAACCAATGAACCCTGCGCCACCAGTTACAAGAATCTTCTTCATTAATGTTTATCGACGTATTCTTTAACAGCATCGATAATCGCAGGTGCTAGGAATACAACCACGGTCAAAAGGATATACACATCAAGGTTAGGAACATTCGCCACAATTAATCTCCACAGTAGTTTGAACACCAATCATTTCATAATATGCTGCAATGTCTAGTGCTTCCTTCAAAGTGAGGAAACACTCTATTTCATCATTATAAAATACAAAGTAAATGTGATCTTGCATCATTTTACTTTTACAATAAATCCATTCTCGATAACTGCCTCTGCGTACCACTTATGGGGTTGCGGATAATGTGGCCCCTCAAGGCACACAACGCCACTCTTTGGTTCATTGCCCCCAAATGGGCCAGGTTGAAAAATACCAACTTTCTTTCCAGATGCCACTGCTTCTTTGAGTTCTTTTTTAGATTTGAAATTGGTGGTTGAGTACATGATTTATTCCTGTTTTAATTGATGTGAAGATTATTTGCAAAAAAAGCCAAGTCCCCAGACATAGGAATATTGTTTTCTTTTAATAATTTCAGCGAACGCAATGCGATATCACGCCATTCAGCAATCCCTTTATTTTCCCATTCTAATTCTTCAATACGATTTTCCAATTTAGTAATTTCAGATTGTCGCATTTTTGCCACTCCTTTAGTTGATGTGGCTATTATATAGAAATCTTGTCACGTGTCAATAACTCATTTAACTAATTGATTTAAAACGGTTCTCCACCAAGAACCTTGATTAGATATTTTGCTTGTGCCTTTGCATCTTCGAGGGCATCATGATGATTTCCTTCTTGCACTCTCATACTTCGTTGATCAAAACCAGTCATGTTAAATACCGTTCTGGTACACATGCCATGGTAATAAAACCACGGTGTTTTTTCTTTCAACACTTTATCATAAGCAAATTGCATGATAGGTTGATCGAATGATGCACCATGAGACCACGTGTGCATAGATTTAACTCCATACCATTTCCTGAATTCATTTAATGCAGTTGTGATATCAACTGGATTTTTCATCCATGCCATACGTGCCTCTTTGGATTGCTTAGACCACCATTCTAACGTATCCTTATCAATATAAAGACCAGCATCCTTGCACAATTTGGCATCTACATTAATTTTAAATTCATCTAGTATTGGTCCACCAGTGAATTGAAATTTAACTGCACCAATGGACACAATTGCTGCATCTGATCTAGTAGCAAGAGTTTCTAAGTCGATCATCACATTCACTTCATCAAAGAATCCACTCATAGATATTTTCTCCATTCTTCAGGAAAATTGCAATTCGATGGTGAATCTTTAAACAGTGGTGCGATATCACTATCCTTATAACCAGCAAGACCACATCCAATTCTGGTAACAAAAAATTCGATGTTCAATCGTGACATCTGTTTTGCATATCGTTTGAATGAATTGACGTGCATTTCAATATCATCAAGTGACAATGTTTCAATGTTGCTGTCTTTAGTAGGAATGGCATATGAATCACCATGCAAACCGATACCCTTCCCATATACCGCACCATATGATTGCAATGCCTTCTTTGCAGCACCTGCACCATGCACACCACCAAGATTAGATCCGAACACAAACACTATCATGTGATCGGCATCTTCATCTGGTAACGTGCCATCTTTATGATATTTGTATGTCATTTCTTCCCCAATGAAACATTAGAACGATGATATTCACCACCCTTGAGAATCCATTTATCACCTAGATACTCAATTGCCTTTTTACGTTTTGCTTCTAGATCATCTGCAAATCGTTTAATCTCTTTGTCTGCCCATTCTTCATCTGCATTCTTAATCTTTTCATTGAACCACATAGTGCCTCCCAATTAAATGTTTTGCAAAATAAACTTCTCAATGTTGCCTTTCGTATGTAAAACTTTTTCGTCGTATCCAGTTGGTTTACTCATCGAACCATTATAGCACAGCAATCCCTTATTTACTGTTTTGAAGTTCTGGATACATTCTTTTAATATTGCAGTTCCTAAATACACATTTGTTTCAATGTTAAAAATTTCTGGTGTTCCTACATCTTCTTTCGCCTTTTTAATTCGTGCAAGATGCCATGACGGTATGACTTGCATAAGTCCAAGTGCTCCACCACTACTTATAGCATGCTTATCAAACTTAGATTCAGTTTGTGCAGTTGCTACAATTAATGATAGATCAATATTGAACTCCTTTGACCATTTGCTCATCGACATTATTATATCGATTGCCTCTTTTTCAGTCAAAGATTTGTTAATGTTCTGGACATATTCTATTAGTGCTGCCTCTTTAAATGCATAAACATTCCCCACGACTGTTGTCTTGGTGTGATTGTAAATCATTGCATTGGCAGTGAGAAAGGTTCCAAATATGAATGTTGCTAATAAGGCTTTTAGTCTAATCCATTTGGACCATTTGCTTCTCAAATAGAACTTGCCATCGTGAAGATAATAATCTTCTCTAGGTGGTATATTTGTACGCATATTAATATATATACATTTAGAAATCTTGGTTCTCCCGACTGGATTCGAACCAGTAACCGGCAAATTATGAGTTTGTTGCTCTACCATTGAGCTACAGGAGAATTTTGATCAGGGAGCAGTCAAAAAATGACGTTTCATTGCCCATTCATACAGATCATCATCCACCACAAATTTGCTTTGTTCAGATGATTCATTCTTGCAGGGACGACCACGTTTTTCACGTTTCACAGTAGGTTTAGTGACAGGGTTGCCATCTTCATCAACCTTGAAGTCGTTGCCATATGTTCCATAGTTGTAAGTTCTCATTTTGTTGCTCCGTAAATTCCAGATAACCTTGGGAGAAATTCAGATCCCAAGTCGTCGTCGTAAAAACTTCCCAGATTGTTGCGATTGCCATAAACAGGCGAATCAATAACGAGTTTGTTATCAACACCTTTGTATGCCATCACGAAACGGTCAGTGATGTTACCTTTTTGTGCCATGCGTTCTGCTGCCACACAACCAGTTTGAAAACGCCACTTGTTGTTCTGTTTGTCACTGTCCCAACCTGAGAAAGTAGGTTTGAACGCGAAAATCGCCACATTCGCCTTTTCACCATCGTTACATATGATGGTTTGCTTCGTGATGCGATAAACATAAACACCCATGATTTTCTCCGGTTAGTGATTCGATGGAGTGAATTATATAGATATCAATTCAAAAGTCAATAGTTATTGTAACTTGTTGTTTTCATACATAAGCTGCAGATAATTTGAACAAGTCCCTATCGCTAGTGTCTGGAATTGGCATAAGACGAGCAAACTCCCCATATGTTTTTACTGCAGCAGCATTCCATGCTTTTGCTGCATCTATTCTGTCACAGAATGGGCCAAATTTAACTTTTCCCCCATCTATGTTAATGAAAGATTCATACATTCCATTTTTTGTTTTATGTATTCTGTTAACGTCTCTATTCATATTATTTTGCAAACAAGTAGCAGGACGCAAATTTTCAATTCGATTATTTTTTGGGTTTCTATCAATATGATCGATAATATCTGGAAGAACTTTATGGTGCATCAAATAGATTAGTCTATGTAAATAATAATCTACCCTACCAATTTGAAGACGTTTTCGACCTGTTCTTTTACATCTAACACTTCCAGCAATATTCCCTTTTCTAACGTTTCTCCCACTCATACCAATCTTATAATAAAGTTCTCCGTCTCTATATTCAAATCTACGATGGCACTCTTCATATAGTTCTTCAACTGAAAGCATATCTGTTTTATTCATATCAACCTCCATTCTTTAATAGATATTTGTTACTCACTGCCTTGAAGTGATTCTGACCATTCAACTGTTTGAACACAACTCCTTCACGATCCTTTTGTGAATTAATTGCTGACTTTCCATCTGCATACTTTAATACAGATTCAATTCTGTCTTCACCCAAACATTCTAGTGCGTCTAGTGGGGCATGACACAATACTGGAACATGTTGCAAGCATAATGTATTTACAACGTTCATACGATGAGTGGGACTTGAGTATTGCCCGTCAGCAATGTTATATACATTGAACACATAGAATTCTTGTCCCTTAATACCATAGTGATTGCCTTGAATTCCCTCACCAATACACTCACCCTGAATAACAACATTATTCATTTTGAATTTACGCATCTTTGCTTCAACATCATACTTACGTGCCATTTTCCAAAAAGTGTTTCCTTCGGTTTCAACCAGATTGAGATTACGACTGCACACAATAAATTCATCATTGATCAATCCCATGGTGCATGACGACCCTTCAAGTTTTTCTGTCATCTCATACACACCTTTACGCAATTCAGAATATTCATTTGTCAAGTTCTGAATACGTTCTTCATCAGTTTTCGGAATTGCTGATGGCCATGCACCTTTCACTACACCAGATAAACATGCTGGAATTGGTGGTTCATATTTTTGAATACTTAATTCTTCAGTTAGATCTAATCCTTCAATGAATTGAACTGGGTCATTAAATTCTGGTGGAATTTGCAAAATCAATCCCTGACTAATTTGCCCACGAAGGCGAACAGTACGCAAACGCTCACCTTTTACTCCATTGTATTCTTTGGGTTCTCCCTTTGACAAAAATGGGGCAAGTTCAGTAGGAATCCAAGAATCTACCTCACAATAAACCACCATGTCGCCAACAGAAAATTCGCCTTTCTTGATAACAACCTTCCATGAATTCACCGTTGCAACTTCAATTGCATCAGCACCTTCAATAGGTTGAATGTCAAGAATCTTTTGAATACTAGCCATTTTACGAGTCATATGCGTTCCCTCTTAATTCCCAATTGTACCATCTTATATAGGTTAGGTGAATACCTACTTAATAATTTCTTTTCAGCATGTTGCCACTTTTTCCATTGTACAGAATGATTTCCAAGATAATGAATATGTCCAAAAATATCTTCTATCGTTGAGTACTTGTACTTACCTCTAACAATGAATCGACCACGAGGTTTGGGATTTCCCTTACCTGATCGTGGTCGGTCATAACAAACTACAAATTGTAATGCTTTAGAATGGGCAATCGTCGTCATACACATTGTCGCCAACGTAACCGCAATCCGTTCCTGCCACGTACTCATATGCAGGATTCATAGGATCTTCTGCTTCAACATCATCCTCGTCATAATCTTCAGGATGACGACCACGATCACCGACGAAATGGGGATTCGGATACCACACATCTAAATCACAGAGCAACCAAGGTTGATCTGGATGATCTGCACCGTAATTCCAAACCCACTCACGAACTGCTTGCTCCATCCAAGACATTTTGTTTCTCCGTTTCGTTACGATAGGAGCATTTTACACGATTGGTACTGTTTGTCAATACCAATCGTAACTCATTGAATTTAATCGGGATGTCCCCAATCTTTAAAATCCATGTTTGTTTCGTTATCATTGTAACCAGCATAGTATGCCTGAATTTCTTCGTCAGTCATATCAATGCGCTCGACTTTTTGAGATTGATACGTGCCACCTTTGAAATAATGTGGGCAAGTTCCACGACGGTAGTAAGAATCTGCACTACCACGATCATAAGGACTACCATGACGCTTATCGTATTCCATGATTAAACTCCGTATTTAGCAAGAAGGATACGTTTGACTGCTTTTTCGCTACTGCTATTTGCAACGACTTTACCACCAAAGAAACCGATCCAAACTTTGCGGGATTCGATGAAACGCACTTCACCATCAGCACCAGTGTGCTTTTGGGGACGACCACGACCATCTTTCTTGGCAACAGGAGCAGTCACTTCAACACGAGCATACTCTTTCTTGGGTTCAGAAATAACAGCACCCTCTTTCAAGGACACATAAAATTTCTTATCAACCTCAATGGTTTTTTCCATTGCGTATTTCTCAAGCTCAACACCAACCAAACCATTGTGACGACCTTGAATCAGATACTTGGTGAAGAACTCGACTTGCCAAGGTTGCGATTCGGCAGGTACATCATAACCAAATTCCGTATGCAGAACTTTCGCGTAATCATTCGCAGACATGTTACGTACAAAGTGAAGCATTTCGGAAGTGGTATTGAAGTTCAAGGACATTTGGTGTCTCCGTTTCGTTGATCGATGAGTGCATTATATAGAAACGAAACCAGATGTCAATAACAAATATAACTACATAATTTTATTGAAGATTCGCAACTCTATCACACAAGTGATACTTCAATGCTTCCTCTGCAGTTAAAAATACATCCTCTGGTGGCAACAAGTATTTGTGAATATCTGCATCCTTTAATCCAGAACATTTTTTGTAATGCTCAATCATGCGTTGATTAGTCAAATCATATTCTTTTGCAATGGCAAAAAGTTCATGACTTTTTCCAACTGACCCTGCGCTAAAACGATGACTCAATATACTAGTGTTTGGAGTTAAGATGCGTTGCCCCTTTGTTCCACTTATAAAAATCATAAGTGCAGCAGATGCTATTTGTCCCATACCGACTGTGCGAACTGGAATGTGCGAACTGTGCATGATATCAATAATGGCAAATGCATCAGTTAATGATCCGCCAGGACTGTTGATCAAGAGGTTTAACACATCTGGTTTTGCTTCTTCATCAGAAAAATTACTTTCAATAATCCACTGTGTAATTTCTTTTGCAGCATCGTTATCAATTTCATCATACAAGAGAGCAAATGAGTTTAGCTTTTCACTTTGTTTGTTGAGACCACTTAACATTGATAGATCTAATTTTTTCATCTCTTCCCTTTCGTTTTGAAATCCGTTTCATACCAACCACTACCTTTCAATTGAAAACTAGTTGATCTTGATATCTGTTTTTGCATAGGTAAATCACAATGGGGACACCACACCTCAATGAAATCTTTCGAAGTTAGTACCTCTTTTTCAAACCCACATTTTTCACATTTGTAATCGAACAACATTTAGTCACCTTCACTTTGAACTTTTAGATAATGTCCATATTTGAGAATCATATTCAGGTAATACTCCACTTGGGGTCATGAGACTAGAACCGGTTACAATGATTTTGTATAAGTCAAACGTCATAATCTTTATATGAACTATTCTTTGAAGTATCTTTCCAGTTAAATCTTGAATCTCAAGGTAACTTGGATTACCAATAACTTGAACACCGTAATACCGATCAACTTCACCAGTATCTTCGTGTAGAACATTTACGTCATGTATCATAGAACCACCTTGCCCCTTTCATAATATTTTCTACGTTCCTCTAGTCCTAACATCTTTGAACCGTTTACAACTTTAGTGCAACCTTCTATGTTATCAGAGTCTGCATATTTATTCAAATCTTTTTTGATCCAAAACCAGATTGCAGAAATTATCGCCATTGCTGGTTCTTCTACAAGTTCTGGATGATCTAATATTTCTGGGTTCCCAATCCATTCAGAAAATCTTTGATAGTTGTATCTTCCAGTCAATTGAATTAAACCACGACCCATAAATTTTTTTCCGTCACCGACTTGGGTATTGCCAAGACCAGCATGACCTTCATATTTAACTTGCCATGGGGTCGGTCCCCAAATTTCTCTTAAGAATTTGAACCCACCAGATTCGTGTAGAGTTTGGGCAAGAAACATTGCCTGTCTGTTCTTTGTGTCAATTTCATAATCTTCAAATGCCATGGTTAATAGTACTGACCATTTATCAGGGTTTTTTACTGTTGGGCATATTTTTAATAGTTGTTCTGGACTCATGCTGATATTTCCTCTGATGTAATAATCCAATCCTTAACAAAATCTGATCTGACGATATCATGCGGTAAGAAATGGATCGAATCAAACCAATTTGGCATCTCTGCAGTAACTCTCAACAATTGATCATGACAACTTGCTTCACGTTTGCTAGTCAAGTCGCACTGTCTATTGTCACCGATAATAATCAACTGACAATTCTTACCAACTCGTGTAACGATAGAATTCATTTCATGCCAATTCAAATTTTGATACTCATCTACGATAACGACACAATCATCTAGAGTTATTCCTCGCACATAACTAGTAGTTATGAACTCAATCATAAATTTCTTAGCAAGAATATCCCATGCAGTACCGTTATTGCACAGACTATTTATGATCTGTTTATATGGGATTTTGTAAGGTTCTGCCTTTTCATCAAGCGACCCAGGCAAGAAACCAACTGACCTTGTTTCGACTGCACTTCGTATGATTACTATCTTTTCTACTTTCCTAGAAAACAGATCATCCAAAGCAAGAGAACATGCAACAAAACTTTTTCCTGTACCTGCAGATCCATGTGCAATAACATGCATACCTTCTTTATATGCAAACATCATTTGACGTTGTGCTTCTGTCATTGGTTTTACTTCAAATGCAATTGTCAAATGATCCTTATTTGGTTGTCTGGTAGTACGAAGTTTTGGTTTTTGTTCTCTTTGTGGTTTTTGTTGGGACATTTAATATCCTTCTTATTAGTTATAAAACGAAAAAGGCGAACATTTGACTATGTTCGCCTTAGTATTTAGTTATTTATTTTCCCAAAATGTTATACCCTCGTTAGCATAGAATAATCCTTAATTTCAGCATTCGGTGACTTCGATTGCACCTTCTGCAGAACCTCCCTCATTCCAGAATCTGGTCTTGTGAACCCCAACCTAACCGGATCTCCTAATGAAGGTGCTCCATCTATATAGTGTTCTACACTATCAAGAGTGTTGCATGTTGGGCAAGGATTAGCCTCTGGTTCTTTTCTATTAGAGATGGAATTCATAGCAACCCAAGAGTTTCCACAACTTCGACATCTATATGCATATGTAGGCATTTTGCTTCCTTGTATTATTTATCGTTTTTCACATCTGAACAAGTTGATATTTTCCCTTTTCTCGCCATGCTTCGAAAACTTCTTTTGCAATTTTTTCAGATTTAGTTGAGAATTTTATACTACCTGTTGCCATGTCTATTATTACGAACCTCTGGTGAAATATACTGTTTACCATATAGCCCCACTTCCTGTAATAAACCACACATCATTAGAACGGTTCTCAATTGAACATCAAAATATCCCGTCTAGTTATGAACGTAGTTTGGATACACTTTTGAGACTAGTTTAGCAGTAACATTTGGGAATATTTCAGTCAATGCCCTATCCTTTGCTGCACACAAAACATCCCCTTCTTTTGCCGCAACCATTTCCAACACTTGAATGAATACACGTTCACGATCCAATCGTTTAATGCCAGAACCAACTAGACAGGATTTTAATCTACCAATTTGACCTGCTAATGGAGTTTTCATATCAGCATTGACCTCTTCATCACGCTTATAAGGTGGCATGCCTTCAGGCAAATCTAACTTAGTTTCCTTATTGAAATTTAATGAAAGAATCATGTTAAGGGGAATACTGCCTCCCCATTTTTTCAAAAGCACGATTTGTTGTTCTTCAGTTTCTGCATCATTGATCAACTGTAGGAATTCATATGCGTGTCTTGCGTTACCTTCTGTTATTTTTTCTTTAGCCATTTCGGGTCTCCATAATAATTCATAGTTTGGTGGATACAAATTGATTGGTGTAAATAGTAACATTCAAAATTAAAAATCCCCTGATGAAGAGAACAACAAGGGCATCCTATTCTTTGAAAAATACATCATCAATTTCATCGAATTCCCTTTTGGATTTTGTGATTCATATTCTTTTACAACACTATCATATATATCCTTCGGAATTTGTTCGAAATCAACCAATGTTTGATTCCGTATAAAGTTTCGTTTCTCTTCCTCATTGCTGCATTCATCTATTCCGTTTTTAATGAAGTTTGCAATGCGTTCCTTATACATAGATTTTTGTCTAGTAGGTTTAAGATTATTCGCACGATCAATTGCCCATTGATCACTAGTCAAAATGTTTGGCACATTATCACCAGAATCACCTGTGCATATATGTTCAACAATGTAATCTTGCACTTTCCCTTTTGGAGTGACAAATTTCTTTTGTATTGGAGACCACTGTTTCACGTTAGGGTATTTTTGTAATTGAATAAAGTCCCCATCAGACGAAAGAATTAAAATTTTCTGTGGTTCTCCTTCAAACAATCCATCAGACGTGGTGTCGTTGTTCTGTAAATGTTTGCATATACAGGCAATCACATCGTCTGCTTCTGCACCATTCACTTCGATCACCTTATAAGGAAAATGCTCTCGCAAGTCTTTTTTTATTTCATTGATTGCTTCGTATATCACGTCCCAATTTATATTGTCTGCATCGTGAGAATGTTTTCTATGCCCCTTGTAAGCAGGGAAATAATCTCGTCTCCAATAATCCGTTGAGTCACATGCTAACAATATCTTCCCGTACTCTTTTCCATAATGTTTTTTGTACGAAAGGAAACTGCTATAAGCTAAATGTTTAATGAAGTTCTTTGCAGACGCATCATCAGTTTTTAACTCATTGATATTGACAATACAATTGGAAATGATCGTTTGACTTAGATCAACAATGATCATATTATTTCCAACGCTTGTTGAATTCTTCTAGAACTGCATCAGCAATAGGCAAACATCTTTCGACTTCTTTTGCTGTACGAATTTGAAGTGTGGTCATTGCTGCAGTAACTGCTGAAATCCAAATAGATTGTTGTGAATCTAAAGACATAACAGACTTGCCTTCATCCAACACTTGAACTTTTTTAGGACGACCTGGACCTCTAGGTTTTTCTTTTGGTAGTACCTGTGATAGAAATGCTGCAGTTTCATTTGCTCGTGCAACATCTGGATCATTAATAGTTTGTGTCGTTGTACTCATGGTATTCCTTTCAATTATAAAAATGCACCTAAGATAATATACTCGTTACTCACCCTGCCTGTTGCTTTGCCCATGGTTGCTTTCACATCATTGAACAAGTTGCTCATTGGACGTTTAGACATAGATGAAACCCCTGCTAATTGCACGTCTGGTTTTCTCAAAATCTTGCTTCCAGATTTTTCTGGATCGAAGTTCTGAATTGTTGTCCCCTTAATAGTTAGGGTGTAACCATCCAGTGCCTGATACTTAAACAACTTACGCAATTTAGTGTTATACAACCATGCCTGATCTGCACCAACAATTTTATCTGGAGTGATTGACCTCAATCTAAGATCAACAAACTCTTTCAAATATTGCATCTTTGCTGCCAATACACTTGCAGGTTTTTCTTTTCTTTTACGTGGTGCTCGTGTTGTTCTTGCAATTTGAGCAACTGTTCCACAATCAGAAATGATTGACTCCACTAATGCAATCAGTTTATTTAGCCCACGCTTGCCAAAGTTAGAATATGCTTCCTGAAGCACCTTGTCGGTCAGTGCTAATTTAAATTCTTTTAGTTCGGGTGCATACCACTCTGAAATTTTATTTGCTACAGGGGACTTAACCGCATTCTTGGTTAGATACCCTTTCACATCAATTGTTGTGTTGTTTTTCATTGCATCATCAATCATGCCTTCAATTTCTGCAATGTGCGATTTTGCTGCATCGTCAATATAGTCTTGTACAGTCTTTGTCGATTTGCTTGTCACGTTACTTGTCAATTCGGATTTGCTTGTCTTTTCCGACTTGGCAAGATTTGTTAATTGGGTATAGGCATTATCTAGTCTGATAATATCATGTTCATGTAATGGAATTCCATTGGTTGCCATATGAGCAACCGCACCTAATGTACCAAACCAAGAATCCGGTAAGTCATTCAGTATTGATGTTGGTTTCCCCAAAGTTTTCCAATACTCCATCACAAACTTTCGTTTGTCTTTGAGTTCAACCTCTGCATTGTAATAATTAAGAGCACGAACCATGGACAATTTATAATCCATGATATTGAAATCTGGTGTCCTAATAGTGGATTTAGACCTAAGAATGGCACGACCTTTTACTGCCATTTTTTTACTTACCATAATATACTCCAATCAATTCGTGACAGCATTATGTCACTTTACATAGATAACGTCAAATTTTTTCGATCATATCCTCATGATGCACGTGAATGGTTGCACCTGTTTTACCTGCAGCAGGGCCAACTTCGAATTTGCCATAAACAGGTTTCGCCACAATCACACCAACACCATTTGGTTTTCCTTCACGACGGAATTTTACTTTATCCCCAACATGGAAATGCTCGTCTTGATCTTTCGCATCAGGGAGGGACTCAATGCGACTACGAGGGGCCATTGTTGTTATAACCATACCCTTAAACGGACTTGAATCATATTTCTCTGGTTCAACAGAACCTACTTTACCAGTGATATTCACACGTGCGTCTTTCTTCACACCATCATCACCAGATGCAGTAAACATTTTAACCAGATGCCCACTGTCAGTTTTCACAGTGAAGATATGCTTTGTGCCACCCCATTGCCCTTGTGACTGATATGCAAATGAACTAATGACAACACCATTGATATCAATTTTTTCGCCAACGTTTGCAACACCTTCTTGTTTGATGGTTTTCATGATGCCTTCTTTTTTAACAAGAAGACCTTGCTCTTTTTCATGCATCATCACACCTGCAGCAAGATATCCAGTCATCTTGAGTGAAGTATGCTCACTCGATGCTGCCTTACTTAGGTTCGTCCAGAATTCTTCCTTACCTGCTTTAGGATGATTCTTCAACCATTCAATTACCTTTTCTGCTTCTGTTTTATCAGATTCAGTAACAGGAATATTGTTCATATCAAACCACTCTTGTGCAGTCATACTAGAAGGTTTGCGACCTGGGTTTAAATGTCTATTCACCAATGATGACGTGGACGGTTTTGTTCCAAAAGACTGATTAGAAACAAACCCCTCCTTTTTAATAGAATGCACTGCTGCAGCAACGATATCCTTTACTGTGAAAAGTGGCACATAGCGACCATACCCACCCTGATAATCAGGATCTGACATTGAACCGAATGCACTCTCAATGTCATAAAGTTCTTGGGCATAGTTTGCATATTTTGTGGGGTCAGAATGACCAAGGAAATCCTTGAGACAAGACCTACCAACTTCCATATGCTTGCTGCCCTTTTTGACAATGAATGTCTCATTACGACGAGCACGTTTCTTACAGTGGTCACAAGTTAGATCATGATCATCAGAATATTTAACTGGAATTTCCATGCCAGGTGCTGACTTAGCAAGAATGGACGAAGACCCTTCCATGGGTTCGCGCTTACCAACAAATGACCAACCATTCAATTTTGGTGCTTCACCTTCAATATGGACAGGTGTGAAACTCATCGTCTTTTTCTCTAATTCATTACCATTGTCGTCATATCCAGGCAGACCAGAATTTTCAAAACGACGATCAACAATAACCTTAACAAAAGGTTTCCCCTTCGTAAGGACAATAGGTTTAAGATTTAATTTTGCTGCAATCTTGTTGAGCTTGGCAATCTTTTCCTCAAGAAAAGACATGTTGTGGTCAGGGATATCGAAATCCTTCGTCTTTATCTCTTCAGGTGCTTCCTCGTTCTCTGCCAGAAACTCTTTAAATGTAGCAATCATTGCACTAGTCCTTTATTGTGTATTACTATATTTATAGTTTACTAAAATTAAAGTTCTAGTGCAATGACTTTTGTAACTACTTGATTTACCTCATGATTGTTTCGTACAATGCTTGGAAGTCATCTGACTCTGCAACATCTTTATCAAAAGTTGACTTGTGATATACCCTTGCCATCTTGGTGATAAATTTCTTTGGCAATTCGTACTTTTCTTCAATCACTGCGATAATTTCCTTAACTTGCTCTTTCTCAGAGTCCATACGCAAGTAACAATCACTAATCTCGCGCATTGCATCTTTGATTGCCTTAATATCGACTGGATTGGTGGGTAATACAATAGTTGTAGTCATATCTCAAATCTCCTTAGTAATTTTGTAACCTCGTTTGGTAAGCAAATTCATTGCTTCTGCAATTTGGAATCGCCAATTTTCATCTAGTCCTCTGTCATTATATACCGATTCTAGTTTTGCCGCTATAGGGTAATCAACAAAAACATCCAAACCGTCTGTAGAACATGGATCTTGCATATCATGTAAAACATTCTTTACATATTTAATAACATTTTGTTTAATCTTATTAATAATATTTGGATTTGATCGTACTTCATCTCTGAATGCTTTCATATTAAACCCAACAGAAGCATTGAGTTTATTGTCAAAAAAATCCTCAAGAGGCTCACAGTACCCACGAACGATACGATCAATTTCTTTTTTCGTAACCGGAATTCCTATCACAAATTCTGGGTCTTTTGTTGCCTTTGCCATAATCTATTCTCCTTCTTTCAAAAGTTTATTAACTCGTTCAAATTGACCACGATCAACTTCTACCAACTTACCTTGTTTCATCAAATCTTCAACTGAATTATTTTCAAGATCAAGATCATCCATTATACCGTCTAGATGTTCTTTTTGTTCTGCCTTATCTTCTGGACCACCATAAAAACTAAGTTCCCAGAAAGTACCTTCAATCACATTTCCAAGAGTGAATTTTTTCTTTGCTTCAAACAAAGGTGGAGTGTTTGGTTTCCAATCCTTCATGTCTGGATAAACAATAAACGCTTCATTAAGACGAATAGGCAAATGTAAAATTTCGTTCAGTGGCATGAAATCAATTCCCCAAGAAATACGATACCCTGCTTTGTACGAAGGATTTTCTTTATCCCACTTTTCCCATTTATCTTCTTTAAGTTCCCATCCAACTCCATGAAAATGAGGCATATCATTCCAACCAATATATCCATCATCCATTTCATAATGCCAGTACAGTTCGACATATTCAACATTGTCTGAACCATATTCATGAACTAGAGGAACATAGTCTTTCTTGACTTCATGCCAATGCTCAATGAATGGTTTAATCCATGAAGTGCGATAAATCACATTCAGAATATCGACTTCTTTGGACACAATGTTAAACAGATGATCTAACGTAGCACCATATTCAATTTCAATTTGATCATCAAGATGCTCATATGGATCATCAGTAACATCATAAACGTCATAATGCCCTTCTTCGATTTCTTCAACATAGTTCCATTTTTTAAAAAGAAGTCTGCCCTCCTTAGTAAGTATAAGTCCGTACCATGGATCGTTAGTATCAAGATCCGGTTCATCAATTCTTCCAATTATCTCACTCATATTCCTAACCTCGTTTCAAATGTAACTTGTCTATGAATCAAATCTGTTTTGTATTCATTACGTCCATGAAATGCAAAAGGATGTTTTACTCCAGTAACATGCGAACTAATACGAAATGGTTTGTGACATCCACAAAGATAATATCTGTTGTTATCATCAACAACATGATAACGCATACCATGATAAGAGTCAAATAATCTTGATCCTGAACATTCAGAACCTTTTCCCATCATTTTATTCCTTTTGCGTCAAGATCAAAATCGGTAAACGTCCAGTTTAGTTGGTTGCCTACAGTCGAATCAACAATAGAACGAACTTCCTTTTCGGTCATAAAATTAAGATCATCCACCTTACTATTCGCCCATCCAACGACCATAAAAGTGTTTAAATCAATAACAAGAACACACTTACCTTCTGAATCCAGTGCGCCAGCCACTAACCACTTTTTATCTTTACCACCTTTGATTACACTACCAACACCAAATTTGTTTGGTGAAATTCCACTATTTTGATTCGTTCTGAACATCATTTGTTCCTTTCTTAATTATTTCTCATTCATCTATCCATTCAATTGTTACTTTAAATGTCCCTCGCATAAAACCATCTTCGTTCTTCGGAATTGATTTAATTGATGGGTTGTAATTTTGATCAAAACACTCACCGACATCTTCTGGTAGATCATAAGTACTCTCATCGTCATATGTTTTTTCAAAAATAATCATCACTGATCCTCATGCCAACGTTTGCCACAATCAAGGCAAACACATTCTACCCAATATGAATCTTGACTACGATCCCAATTACCAGTATCACTACGATTAAAACGAGTTGCCATTGGATGCTGACACTCTTCCTGTAATACTTTTAACTCAATCATCCGTTCATTTAATTCTGATTGAATAAACTCATATTGTCTCTTAATTGCTTTTTTTGATTGATACGATGTAAAGATTCGTTTTTGCTCGTCTTCATCTAGTTCAAAAAATTTTTCAAGTTCTGTTTTCATTTTCATCCCCAAACTTAATAATTTTCAATTCACCCTCTAAGGTTTCAACAATTGCGGTACAACTTTCTACCCAATCGCCACAATTGATATATGTTAATCCATTAATGTCACGAATTTCAGCATGATGAATATGACCAGTTACGACTCCATCAACGTGTTTATCTTTAATAGATTCAACAACAGCATCTTCATAATCTGAAATAAAACTTACTGCTTGTTTAACACTATATTTAACATATTGTGACAGTGAAAAATGCGAAGTCATTCCAAATAACTTACGAACTGCTGTTACTATTTTATTAGATTTAAGTAAAATAGAATATCCAACATCACCAAGTTTTGCTATCCAAGTATAATTGTTAGCAATTAGATCAAAT